TTGTTCATTTCCCGCGATAAAAGGACAAAAGCGAAAGTACTCTTTGACTGGTTTTGTCCAATATGTCCCCGCGGTACTTCCTCCCGGTTTTATTTTTCTCATTGAAAAAAGACGATCACCAAAGGTACTCCGATTTCAGGGGAGAAAAAATGCGAGTAGAAACTATACACCGCTGTAAACACAGCGGTGTATTCTTAGACAAAACCGATCACCTCAAAACACGTTCCTAACTCCCTGAAATGAACAAAACCGTTTTGTCTATTTGGAGATTTTGTCTATTCTGATCATGCACATGAACAAATCACAAACCTTCTGATACGACAGGCTTTTCGAAGAATTTGGCAGGTATTAAGTTTTGTTCATGAACTTGCAGATTCGTGATGCCCTTTACTCTGCTCTGAGCCAAGGCGGTCTCCTCCTTCCCCGTCAGCCTTTTTTCGATCAATATATTCCTTAAAAGCGTCTGTTATCGTTCGATTTCCCTTGCATATTCACAGCAAATCGGTTATAATGGTCTTGAACAATCATGAGAGGAGCTGATCTTATGCAGGTTACCGCCACAGAATTCAAGCTGAATCTTGGCAAGTATCTGGACCTGGTCCTCACGGAAGACATCTGGGTCACGAAGAACGGGAAAACGGTCGCCAAACTGATCAACCCCAATGTATCAGCGGTAGACTCCATATCCGGTGTACTGGCCGGCAAGGTTCCCGCGTCCCTGGATCGCCATTCCCTCCGGGAAGAAAGGCTGGGCAAGTATGCGGCTGATGATTGATACCAACATTCTGCTGGATGTCCTCATTCACAACGAGGCGTTTTACGATCATTCCAAAGCTGTTCTGAAGCTGTGTGAGGATCACGTAGTTCAGGGCTTCATCACCGCGTCCGCCATAACGGATATCTTCTACATCACCCGCAAGGCGCTGCAAAGCGTAGATGAAACCTATAAGGTCATCGGCTCCATCATGAACATCGTAAAAATCCTTACCGTGACGAATGACGATGTCGTAAACGCCTTCCAGGTCAAAGCCAGGGATTTCGAAGATTGCCTCATGGCGACCTGCGCGAAATCCAACAAGTGCGATTGCATCGTCACCCGCAACAAAAAGGACTTCTTGACCTTCGGCGTTACGCTGTATTCCCCGGAGGAGCTTCTCGATATTTTCTCTGAAGACTGATCACAATCCCCACTCGACCAGCAGTGGCTGAGTGGGGATTATCAGAATCGGTCCATGTCCGCCTGCGTCCCGATCTGCGCGTATTTCTCGGTGTCATTGTCGCTCTCGATATACATATCGTTAACAAGGCCCACGGTCAGAAGGTCCAAGTCGCGGATGGAGATTCCCAGCTGGACGCAGCGCAGCAGGAACAGCGGCGTTGTCATCCGCCGTTCGGTGGCAGCCCGTTTTTTTTAGCGGTAGACTGCGTCTGCACGTTCAGCCCCCACAGCTCAATGATCTGCGGGAGCACCTGATAGATGGAAAAGACGCTGAATTCGTCCAGCCATTCCTCGGCGGAATCGGGGAGCGACGGGTCGGCGTGCTTGGCCATCAGGTAGGCGATGTTCTCGAAGGTCTCCAGCGAGAACAGATCGAGGTTGCTGTCCTCGGCCTTGTTCTCATTCAGCGCTTTCTCCAGCTTCATCAGGTCCTTGAAGATGTCGCGTCCGTATTTGACGCGGTAGATTCGGGGGATGGCCGCAGATGCCTTGAACGACACCTGCTTGCCATCGATCTCGATTATCCTGGTCATGCTCATGGCTATCCCTCCCGATTATCCCTTGCTGGCGGATCTGGTCGACTGCACGACCACGGGCTCCGGCTCAGTGGGCAGATACACCGCGCTGTACCAGTTCTGGTAAACGGCATCGGTGGTGTCGTCGCCGGTCTTGGCCTTCACGATGCCGCTGGCCATCGGCGTGGCTTTGATGGAGAGCGTCTCGGTCTGCACCTCGACCTCTTCCTCATTGGTCTTGGATTCCACGCCGGGCCGGCTGGCGGCGCACTTGTACAGAACGTGGCGAATCTTGCGGATGTCGCCGTCGAACTCGAACAGCAGCGCGAAGTTCACCGTCTCCGTGTTCGCGTTCTCGATCAGCACATTGTTCGCGTCCAGCTGCTCGCCGAGCACGTCGGTGCGGAAGGACTCCGGCACCATCGCCAGCTCCAGATCGCCCTCGTAGCCCATGTTGTTGCCGACAGTATAGTAGGCGTAGCCATCCGCGTAGAAATTGCTGGGCTCGCCGTTGGCATCCAGCGCCAGGGACACGGCGCCGGGCATCGGCACGGGCGTCCCGAAGGTGAACGCCCCGTCGTCCGCGATGGTCAGGATCGCGTAGTGGACGTTGCAGATATTGAACTTGACTTTATTCTTCTTCTTCGACACGGTTCAACCCCTCCAGTTCAAATTGGTAGAGGACCTCATAGAGAGCTTCGCTTTCGATCCAGACCTCCGTCTTTCGATAAAAAATACCGTGCCCGTCCAGCACGGTCTCCACGCTGTTCTCCAGGCCGGGGTCCTTTCGGTCTGTGTACAGCTCGATATTGATCTGGTCGATTTTGTAGTAGGCCCGGCCGTCCGCCGCGAAGTTGTCGTTGCCAGGCACCAGGAAACAGATAAAGGGCGGGTCGGGCCCTTCGCCCTCGGCAAAATGATGGTAGGCGTAGGGCAACCCGATCTCGTCCATGATTGCGATTAATCTTTCCATCACAGCCTCCCCAGCGCGCTCTCAATGTTTCGCTCCAGCGCCTCGGCCGCTGCTTCCTCCGCGGGCGCGATGTGCGGGATGGCGCGGACCCGGCCGCCGCCGCGCTTGGCGTGGCCGTTCTCCAAAAGGTGTGTGAGCATATAGCGGTTCCTGGAATGCACCGTGACCTCCAGAGAATTGGAGGTCTCGCTGACCTTCTTCACCGCCCAGCTCTTTGCATAACGGCCGGTCCTGCGCGGGGCCGTCTGTTCGATCTGCGTCTTTGCGGTCTTGCCCGCCTCCTGGATTTCCTTCTTCAAAACGTCGGCGGCAAGCTCCGCATATTCCTCCAGCCCGCTCATGACCTCCGCCGCCAGCTGGTCCACCGGGATCGTCCTTCCCACAGGCATCACCTCTCCGTCAAGACTGTATGGAACTTTCGGCTGTTGTGCCGGAAGCCCATCTCGTCAATGCTGACGATGTTATAGATGCGCCCGCCCAGGAGGATGCGATACCCCTTGGAATTGACGGCGGCGATCTCGCTGCACCAGCGTACCGTGATGTCCAGCCGATCAGCTTCCTGGGTGTATCCCGCTTCCTGGGTCTCCTCGGCGCTCTTTCCGCTGGTGACGCAGGTCGCCCAGCAGGAGAAGTAATCCGTCCAGGCGGAGGTGTGGTTCTTGTATCGGTCAACGACTGTCTGATTCCTCTGGAAGGTGATCCGCGTATTCATGCCCGCAATGTCCATCAGACCATCCCCTCCCGAATCGCAAACAGCAACGAGCGCAGCGTCAGTGTCAGCGCGTGGTGATCTGCATCCTCCCGGTGCTCGAAAAGGTAGCCCAGGGCATACAGGATCGCCACGCGCAGAGTCTCCCGGACGGCGGTCAGTTCCGCCGCGGTATAGCGGTCCGATCGGCTCTTGTCCGAATCAATGTCGGCCCACTGCGCATCGGAAAGCCGCGCCACATCCCGGCTCAGATTTGCGGCGGCGGATAATAGGGCGCCGACCACGGCGTCCTCATCCGCGGAATCCACCCGGAGATAGCTCTTGGCTTCCTCAAGCGAAATCAGCATCATGGCCGGTGCCTCCCTTCTATCAGCCGTTGCCGCCGGACGCGCCCTTGACGGACAGAATCTGCACCGCCTCGGGCAGCACCAGCAGGCCGTCCACGCGCTCCTTGCAGACGTAGCCGATCATGCCGTTGCCGGCGAAGAGCTCACGAAGCTGCTGGAGGGAACGGGTACCGCGGTCACCGATGTTGTAGTAGCTGTAGTCGCCAAAGGCGATGCCCGCCTTGCCCGCTTCCAGTTCCGGGCAGTAGGCGGAGGTATGCACGGAATAGCCGCACAGACGGTCCGGCTCCCCAGCCTGGTAGGACGGCTGCCACAGATACGCACCGTTGTTATCCTTCAGCTTGCGCAGCGCAGCCAGCGTGCTGTCGTTCATGATGAAAGACGCCTTCTTGCGATAGGGGCGCTTCAGCGCGTAGATCAGGTTCAGCACGTCGTCGCTCTTGATGGCAGTGCTGGCCAGTTCCACAGCGAAGGTGCCGCCCTTGGTGGCGTCGAAGATGCCCGCGGGCTTACCGGTGCCGTCACCGTTGAGGAAGGCGTCCTCCTCGGCGTTGCCGATTGCCTTGCCAAACTGCTGAATGATGTAGCTCTCAAGATTGAAGGCATTGTCGTACAGCAATTCCTCGGTCACCTTGATGGCGACGTGGAGCTTGTGGGCGTCCAGCGTCTTCTGGGCGAAGGTGGCGTCGGAGAAGACCAGCGCGCCGCCCTCCTCGATCCAGGACGCGGCGGGCTTGGTGCCGGCGATGTTGATCTTGTGCTCGCCGGAGGTGGTGATCCTCGTGGCCAGGGGCCGGAAGATGTTCTCCTCGTCCAGCACGTCGATCAGGCGACGGTCCCATTCATCCGGGACAAGGTAGCCGCCGTTGGCGTCGTTGCCCTCCTCCAGCACATTGCTGATCTGGCGGAAGTTCGTGCGCATGGCGGTGAGCATATCCCTGGCGTACTGCTTGCTGGCGCGACCAGTGGCCTGCTCCTGCTCAGCGCGGGGATTCATGGGTTTGCCGGTGATCGGCGCGCTGACGGGCTGGTTCATCACCGCTTCCATCTCCTTCAGCCGGGTCATGCGTCCGATCTCGTTGGTGAGCTCGTTGATCTCGGCTTCCATGCGATCATAGACGGCACCGTCCTCGGCGGACAGGGTGCCGTTCTCCATGCGGTGGGTGTCGAGAAACTGCTTGGCAGCCTCCCAGGCGGAGGCGCGCTTGGCGTAGAGTTCCTGAATCGTCATATTGAAATCCTCCTCAAAA